TTCAAGATATGCTTCCATTAATTGCCACATATGCTGGCAATAGTGGAACTTGCAATCAAGCTGTTCAGTTAAAATATCTTAATAAGGCACGTTCACTTTTATGGAATAAAGTCGATGTTGATGCTTGTACAGATTATGTATGCATTGCTTGCGTAAATCAGCTATTGACTCTCCCTAGCATCTACAAGCAAGTAAGGCTTGCATGGATTGATGGTGTTCCCGTCTCTTTGGGAAATGAATGGTATCAGAGCATCCCCCAAGACTCATGGGGTGATGCCTCTAGTGGTGGCTATGGCAATGGTTGGGGACAAGGGTATGCTTGGAATGGTGGAAACAAGAAGTTCATCGAGGTTGGGGGGAAGCACGTTACTTTCCAGAACTATGATGCCTCACCATATCAGCTCGCAATCGAACCAGAATCCACGCTAGACGTAGGCAAAGAGATTACCCTATTCGGTGATAATGCTTATGGAACTCGCATCAGTGAGACGCTTGTTTTGGGAACTGCTCCAACCTTTACTTACTCCGTAAATTACTTTAAGACTGTCTTTGCTTGCACGAAGTCACAGACTGCTGGACGCATTAGGTTGTACGCTTGGGATTCTGACAATAGTGCTAGGATGCTGATGGCAGTTTACCAGCCTTACGACATCAACCCATCTTTCCGTAGGTACTATATCCAAGGCAAAGTAAGGGAATCAGTGATTCTTTATTGTAAGAAAAACTATTACGATCTTACCGATTTAACCGAACAGGTGGAGTTTACTCCAGAGGCAATGATCTCTGCTGTCATGGCAGTTGTCTATCGTGAGAATAAGGGTAGTGATCAGTTGTATGCTACCTCTCTCCAAAATGCGATTTTTGAAGTCAATAGGGAAACTGCTGATAAGGAAGAACCTACTGGTAGTGCCATTAGGCAATTCTCAAATAACATGATGCTTAATGCTTTGATTCCTACTTATGTGTGGGATGATGGAGCAACATGGCCTTATTGATATGGAAGAGCTTACTGAAATATCTGCAATAGATCGAGTTGAGGCTGAATTAGCCAATATGACTCCAGTAGATTTACCATTAGAGCATTTCTTTCCTCCGGGACTATATGTGCGAAAGATATTTATGCCAGCAGGGTCTTATGTTGTTTCAATGAAACATAAAACAACTCACCCTTTCTTTATCCTAAAAGGAAAAGTTGCCGTTCTTAAAGAAACCAATGAAGGTGGATTTGAACAAGAGGCTTTATATTCTGGAGGAGATATGGGAATTACCAGACCCAATACTAAAAGATTTCTATTTAATATTGAAGATACCACATGGGTAACTTGCCACGCTAATGCGGAAAATATTGAAGATCCAGATCAAATAGTATTAAATATCTCGGAAAGAACTGATAATCCTTTGATTGATAGTAATGACATTAAATTCAATCAATGGAAAAAAGACATCAGCCCTAGTTTAATACACTCAACTAAAGAACTTGAATTGCCATGCGCTTCTTAATTCCACCACAAACTATCGCTGAATATAAGCATCGTAAGATGCCTGTGTTTGAGACACTTGCCACTATTGGTGTTGCTGCAGGAACTGCTGTAGTAGGTGCTGCCGCAAGTTATGGAGCATCAAAGTTATTGAGTGGTGGTGGGCCTCCAGGATCTAGCTCCTATACCGGTGGTCAATATGTCCCTACTGCCGCAAGCTTTTCCGCTGCACAACAAGCTCAAGAAAAAAACTTACTTGGATCTGCTTATGATCCGAATAGTAGTTTAGGTTTTGCTCAACAGTTTGCAAATGCAGGAACCAAACAAAATATAAACCTTCAAAATAAGGTTACACCGGGTTCTTCTGCACAACGTGAACTTGCCCAACAGCAACTTAATTCTTACATCCAAGGGCAAATTCCTCAAGATGTTCAGCAGAATATCAATCGTCAAGTAGCACAGAACCTTGGTGGTGGATTTAACCTCTTCTCTGGTGGTGGACAAGCTCCACAGAATTTCGCTCGTAACATTGGTCAGACAAGCCTTGGGCTTTCCCAATTTGGATTGAGTGCGGCTCCTACATGGCAACAGCTCGCTAATAGCATGGTTGTTTCACCTGCAACTGGAGCGCAAGTTGGGTTTATGGCTGGCCAACTTGGGAATCAACAAGTGCTTGGGGCTTCTGGAATTGGTATGCAAAATGCGGAAAACCAATATCAAGCTGGATATAATCAATGGGCTGGACAGAATGCTCAGAACCAACAAGCAATACAAAGTGGAATAAGTGGTGCAAATGCCGCTACAAATTTACTGAACTCTGGAACAATGGCTAATTATTATAAAGGATTGGGTTCTGGATCTACTTCTGGGGCTTCTTACAATCCTGGTCAGGGATACATGAACACCATGATGGGAACTGGATATTCAAGTCCAGCAGCTACCACGGGATTTGGACAACAATCCTCACAAATTCCAGCGTCTTATTATGGAAACCAAAGTTTTGCTAGTGGTTTAAATCCTGCACTTAACTTCATGCAATAAAATTATGGCAATAGGATACTACAATTACTCGCCCATGATTGCTCAAGGAGAGCAAACGGTTAATCAACTTACTGGCCTTGGTCAGCAAATTGGTCATGCCATTGAAACTCATGCTGCTACGCAATCAGCACAAGCAATGCTTCCTGCAATCCAAAGCCAATATGCAAATGGAATGCAAAAGATTTCATTAGGAGATTCAACTGGCATTGCTGATGTATCTCAAGCCGCTGGTCTTGCTGGTCAGAATCCTCTTACTGCTCATTGGTCTAATCAAATGATTGCTGGTGCGACTCAAGCAAATGAAAACTATCGCAACAAGCTAATTACAGACACTCGACTTCAAACCGCTGGTTTAAGTGCCGCCGCAAAGATGGCAGGAATAAATGCAAATCACCCTGTAGATGAGCAGGGGAATCCGATTCCTAAAGCAATGAATCAGTTCCAGCAAATTCAAATTGCTGCAAAACAAGTAGGTTCGTATGACAAACTTTGGAATGGTGTTCCAGCATCAGGAACTAATCCTTCCGTTCCTGGTGCTTCTGAATATGCTGATAAAATTGATAAAGGAATTGACGCAGGGACTTTAGATCCAAATGATTTAAAGGGATACGCAGAAAAGCTACAGCAATATAAAGCACTCCAATCTGCTATGGGTGAAAATGCCATTACCAATAATGATTTTGAGTCTTCTTCCGATAAGATTGAAAATCATTTAAAGACTGCTGAACAAAATATTGCTGATAAAATTGCAAAAGCAAAAGCCAACGGAGAAAATCCAGAAAGTGCAAATAAGAGCCTTGGTGGCCTTTGGGGTGGAGAAAATCTTTTGACACAGCAACAAAAAATTAAAGAAACAAGATCCAATT